GTCACGGTCTCGGGGTTGGCTTCCAGAGTGATCTCGGCGCCGGGCAGGGGCTGCGCCGCTTCGATCAGCCGGGCTGCATCCGCAGGGCGCAGCAGGCTGGGGGTGCCGCCGCCAAAATAGAGGGTGTCCGGGTGCAGGGGGGCATCCGGCGCAAAGCGGGTCAGCTCCCGCAGCAGGGCGTCGGTATACCCGGCAGGCACGCCCCGCACACCGGGGGCGGAGTAAAAGTCGCAGTACCTGCATTTGGAAAAACAATAGGGAATATGGAGGTAAAGTCCGAGAGACATTAAAAATCACAGCCTTTTTCATGAAACGTTCATTTCTATGGAGTATACTATATTTCGTAGACCGGGACAAGGGCAACCGCCCCGGTATGGACAAGAAGAAACCGGAGGAACACAGTATGGACTATAGAAATTACGACCGCGGATATGCGGAACCGGCGATGACCGCATCGGATTATATGGCCCGCACCTACCGCTGGATGGGCGTGGGCCTGCTGGTCACGTTTGCAGTGGCATATCTGACTGCCACCACCCCGCTTTTGTATGTAGTGGATTCCCTCTATCTGGTGCTCACCATTGCAGAGCTGGCCCTGGTGTTCATGCTGAGTGCCCGGGTGCAGAATATGTCGGTGGCTGGTGCGCGGGGCTTGTTCTTTGCGTATGCAGCGCTGAATGGCATGGTGCTGAGCTACTATTTCCTGGCTTTCTCGGTAAGCACGCTGGTGCTTGCCTTTCTGGCAACGGCGCTGTATTTTGGCCTGACGGCTGCTTACGGCATGACCACCCACCGGGATCTGACCGGCTGGGGGCCCCGGCTGATGATGGCGCTGGTGGCTTTGATGGTCACCAGCCTGGTGGGCGCACTGTTTGGCTTTGGGTTTGGCGCAACGGCGCTGTACAGCGGCATTGGCCTGGTGGTCTTTATGCTGCTTACCGCCTATGACACCCAGAAATTGCAGCAGGTGTACGCTTACTATGCCGGCAACAGTGAGCTGGCAGAAAAAGCCTCCATTTACGGCGCACTGACGTTGTATCTGGACTTTATCAACATCTTCCTGTATGTAGTGCGTCTGCTGGGTGTGAGCCGCAGCAACAACGACTAAGAACTCCCCTCAAAGGGCCTCCTGTTCCGGAGGCCCTTTTTTCGTGAAAAAGCAGCAAAATCCGGCCCTTTCCCCTGCAAAGCGGGCCAAGCTGTGATACAATAGAGACATTGATACTTACAGACAAAGGAGCGACAACGCGATGAAGCAATATCCCGGTTATACCCTGGTGCGCACCGAGCCTTGCCCGGAGCAGCACGGCACCCTGACCCTGCTCACCCATGATATCAGCGGCGCCACCGTGCTGCTGGTGGAAAACCAGGACCCCAACAAGGCTTTTGGCATCGGGTTTGGTACCTTCCCATCGGATGACACCGGCGTGTTCCACATCCTGGAGCACTCGGTGCTGTCTGGGTCGGAGAAATACCCGGTCAAATCCCCGTTTTTGCAGCTGATGAAGGCAAGCATGGCCTCTTTCCTCAACGCCATGACCTTCCCGGACAAGACGGTCTACCCCTTTGCCACCCCCAACGAGGCCGACTTCAAAAACCTGATGGACATCTACCTGAATGCTGTGTTCTGCCCGCTGGCGGTCACCGACCCCAGCGTTTTTGAGCAGGAGGGCTGGCACCGGGAGGCGGACGGCAGCGTCAGCGGTGTGGTGTACAATGAGATGCAGGGCTCTCTGGCTGCGCCGGACGCCCAGTTG